AAAGACGAGGATACAATGTTAGCTCAATTAGCAGACGGTGAGTTTGTGACAAGAGCAGATGGAGTATTAGGTGCTGGTATCATAGCTGGAGGAAATCCAAATAGCATTAAAGACATGAGAGAAAAGGGTGCCGCATACTTCTATGAACAACAAAAACGATACAAGAGAGTTTTTGATTTATTAAAGGAGAAAGATGGCAACACTCAGCAAAAAACGAATTAAACCATTAGTAAGTATTTTACCAATAGAGCCAAAAGATATTGAAAGATTTTGGCCTCTTGCAGAATTTATGGTTGCAGAGGCATTAGCATTCTCAGGTAAATACGCAGATTCAGAGTTTATATTTAGAGAACTTAAAAAAGATATAATGCAATGTTGGATAATGTTTGGTTCTGATGAAACAGAGGAAAATAAAGTGTTTGGTGTTTGTATCGGAAGAATAGCTGAGCTACCAAATTTTAGACAATACGAAATTGTAATTTGCACTGGTAAAAGACGTGAGTTTTGGGAAGATCAGTTAGTAAGAGAAATAACTGAATTTGCAAAACATAATAACTGTAAAAGACTAAGCATCATGGCCAGACCTGGTTGGGAAAAAATTTCCAAAAAATGGGGATGGAAAAAAAGACATGTACAATTAGAGAAATGGATTGATAAATGAGTTTTTTTGGAGGAGGAAGATCAAGTAGCCCAGCACCTACACCATCTACGACTACACAAATAGTTCGTGAGGCACCAGGAGTTGAAGAACGAAAAATTGAGTTGATGGATATTGCGAGACAAGTCGCACAAAAACCAATTAACTTACCTGATATAAAAGTTGCACCTTTATCAACTTTAGAGCAACAAGGCGTAAGGGCTGCTGGAACTACAGGTGTTGGAGCACCAACTGTAAGAACAGGACTAGGAACATTAGGTGCTGGAGTAGGATCGGTTGCAGGAGCACTACAAGCAGCAGCCGCAGGACCAAATATACAACAGTTTTTAAATCCATTTCAAAGATTTGTTACAGACGAAATTTTAAGACAAGGAGCTGGTATGCAACAGCAACTTGCAGCACAAGCAGTTGGATCTGGAGCTTTTGGTGGAGGAAGAGAAGGGGTTCAACAAGCAGAATTACAAAATAGAATTTTAAGTAATGTCGGTAGAGCACAACAACAAGGTTTTGGTACAGCTTTAGCTGCTGCACAAAATCAACAAAGACTGCAAGCTCAAACTGGTTTACAAGGTGCACAAGTATTAGGTGGTCTTGGACAAACTCAAGCAAGATTAGGTCAGCAACAACAGCAAATGGCTCAATCAGATATTAATCAATTGATGGCTGCCGGTGGTGTGCAAAGACAATTAGCTCAACAAGCACTAGATGCTCAAAGACAATCAACTTTACAACAACAATTTGAACCATTCCAAAGAGCTGAGTTTTTAGCTAATCTATATGCAGCAGGGCCTAAAACACAATCTGGTGTGACCATGGCTACAGCACCAACGACAAGTCCTTTGGCACAGGCTGTTGGAACAGGATTAGGAGCATTTACAGCATTCTCAGGCACTCAAAACACTTAGGAGACACATGTCATTAAATAAAGTTTTGAATAGACCATTGTTTAGAAAAGAGGCTTTGAGAAAGGGTTACTTAAAACCAATTCGTGCACAGTTGGGAACTATGGTGGGTCCAACGATGGATGTAAGCACTGGGCCTCAAAGATTTCCAATGATTAATGTTGCTCAACCAAAACCATTAAGTATGACAAGAAGATTTTTTAACACCGTAGGCAGAGCTGGTAGAGCTGCGTTTGGATTACCATTTCTTTTAGGTTCAGGTGTAACTTACGGAGCTTTAGACAGATCAGATCCTGAAGGTAATTTACCTGAGTCTGTAAAATTAGGTTTGTCAGGATTAGGCGGTGCAGCAGCTACTAGACTTCCAGGTGCAGCAGCTCTTGGAAGCATGGGATTAGGACCTCAAGCTGTATTATTTGGAACAGGAGCTTTAATACAAAATAGAATTGCAGCTGGTAAAAAAGAACTTGAAAGAATTAAAAAGATGTCTCCTGAAGAAAGAAAAAGATTTGAGATAGAACAAAGAAACAAAGCATTTAATTATTTTGATGGAGGTGTAACCGACCAAGAATTATTCGGGGCTGACGCTGACAAAATAAAATTTACATCTCCAGACACAAAAGTTCAACAAAGGCCATCAAAAGCTAAAGTAGGTGGCGGTAGATTAAATGTAGATAGATTAACAGAACCAGAAAATGAATCGAAAATTGCAAAAGGAACTGTAGATATTGATAAAGTAATTAAAAATAATGTTGATGAAGGTGATCTTGCAATTGATGAAATGAAAATACAAGTGCCTCCACCACCAACTAAAACTGCAAAAAAAGAAGAAGATGAAAAGAAAACTGAGACTGTAGGTGCTACAACATCTAATCAAGCAAACAAACAACTTGTAAAAAATCAAACAGAAAATGTTAAAACTGGTGATGTAAAAGCAGGTGATGGAACTGAAATAAATAATGAAGTTATAGATTTAGCTAGAGCTTATAGTAAAGAACTAAGAGCAGGACAAACATCTCAAGCAAAAACAGTATTTTTAGCTAATTTAGCAAGTGGATTATTAACAGGAACAACTACAAAATCAGGAATCGCAGGTGCATTAGAAGTATTTGGTCAAGCATTAGGCCCGGCAGTAAACAATTATGCTACGATAAAATTAAAAGAAGATGAGCTTTCAAATGATTTTATGGAAACAGCTTTAGAGTTAGCACAAGATGAAATAGCTGCTAAAAATGAAGCAATAGAGATGCCTAGTATAGACGTTAAAAGTTCAGGTGTTATAAGAGTAATTAAACCTGGTGGAGAAGTTGATAATTTTTTAGCCCGTGAATTAAAAGATGGAACAAGACAAATAGCAATTCTTGGATTGAAAGATCAGTTTGGTAGACAGGTCTATCAAACGTACACTGGAAGAGGTGACTTTTTACCACAAGATTTTAAAAACGATCAAACATCAGAAATTTTATTTGATCTTGAGGGTAAATACAGAGCATTATCTACTACAGATAAATCTTTAAAAATATTAGAGGACGCTTATGATCAGGATAATGAACTTGGTGGTCTTGTTGGTAAATTAAAAATTACAACAGAGCGTGTTACTGATGCATTAGGATCTTTAACTGGAATATCAGATAGAGTTGATTTTGGTGATCAATATACACTTTTATTAGAAAAAAACGCTCAAGCATTAGTTAACTCAGGTGATTTTTCAGATTTAGATTCTGCAAAAAAATATCTAAAAGATACATTAGGTAGCATAAATGACAAAGGTCAAGCAAGAACTGAAGATGGCAAATCTTTTGTGAAAGAAAAATTAAGTCAATTTTTAGGAGACGATAGAACTAGTGATGCTCAAAATTTAGAAAGACTAGCAGTAAACGAAACCATACTAGTTTATGCCTTAGCAAATGCCTTAAAATCTAAAGACAGGTTAACACAAAAAGATATTCAAAATGCTAAAGAACTTGTTAAAGTATTTAGTTTAGGAAGAGGTACAAAAACTACTATCAGATCCTTAAGAGCTTTAAGAGAAACTTTAGTTGATAGTATTGGAGGTCAAGAACGTCTCTACAGATTAAATGGTGGTGACAAAAGAACTTTAGGAGTATTCAGAGTTAATTATGGATTAGAATCAGAAAAAGACTCTACTGGAAATTTATTTCCTAATTTATTTGACTTACAACAATCTGATTTATTAAAACAATTTGGAGATTTACCTAAATAATGGCTACTTTAAAAGAATTACAAGACGCAATTAATGATAGATCTCTTGATCCTAGAAAATTAAGTAGAGAGCAGAGACAAATTATTGATGAATTAATTAGAAGAGGTGATTTAACTGGACCTACAACATCTGATTTGACTTCACAAAGAGATTTAGCTGCAAAAGAAATTGCAAGAAGAGATGAGTTTTATGCTGATCCAATAGGTAAGGCTTTAGAAGCTGAAGATAGTTTTTTTAAAGGTAGACCAACTGCTGAACTTGCAGGCGATCTATCTGGATCAATAGCTCCATATATCGCAATGAGAAAAAAAATATATGGTGCAGCTGTCTCTGGTAATTTATGGCAAAAGGGCCCAGGAAAATTTTTGCAATCAGCAATTAAAGTGGCTGATAGATTACCTGGAAGATTTAAATTATTAGGTGGTGCTTTAAAATTAGCAGCAAGAGCTGCTGATGTGCCATCAAAAGTTTTAGCTAGTCCAGCAGGAAGAGCTGAATTATATTCAGTGCTTGGTGGAACTGTGGGTGCAGGAACTGGTTCAATAACTTATGATATGTTAAATGAACAAATTGGTATTAACATAGCTAGTGCTATTACAGATGAGTTTAGAGATTTACCTGATAAAGAAATAGATCAAAATATATTAGCAAATGCAGCAAGAGCTACAAAAGATGCAGCCATGTTTAATGCAGGAGCTGCTGCTTTAACGCCTTTTTTGTTTGGCCCTTTAGGAAAACTCACAGCAAAATTGTTTGGTGCAAAATCTGATAAAGCTGCAAGATTAGCAGAATACACAAGAGATAAGGGTTTACCATTACCGTTAATGACAGGAATAGAAGATGGAGTTTTATCCGATTTAGGTAGAAACTATTTTAAAACTGTTGGTGTTTTTCCTTTTGTTTCAGGTATTGGTAGAGAAGCATTAGAAGTTGCTGAACAACAGGCAGGTAAACAATATTTAGATGGTCTTGTAAGATATGCACCTTTAATGCATACTTCAGCACTTTCATCATCAATATACAATCAAGCTAGTAAAGTTTTTAAAGAAAATGCAGCCATAATTGGTGCTCAATATCAAGCTTTTGAAAGATTTGCTAAAGAGGCGGGTAATCCACGATTAATATCTTTAGATAAAACCGCTGCTTATGTTAAAGAATTAGCTGCTGCTAATAAAGCTATGTTTCCAGATATTCCAAATTTTAAAGCTGGTATTGGAGATATTGATGTAAAAGCAATAGATAAGTATCTTAAAGAGGATGGTGATCCATTAAATTTGGCTGTAAAAATGCTCAACGCCATTGGGACAGATAAAATTACACCATTAGAATACTCTGGTGTTATGAAAATGGTAAACAAAGCTATTAGCGATACTCAAAAAGAATTACCAATCGGTTCTGTTTGGCAAATAAGACAATATTTAGAACATGATTTAAATTCATTTGGAGAAAAATTAGGCAAAGGATTTTTAAAAGGTGATGATGTTATAAAAAGAACATATGATGACATTACAGAAAGTTCAGGTAAAGAATTAGCGGATGCTGATTTAGCTTATAAGTACAGTATGGGCACTAAGCTTTATGATCAGTTAAAAAAGGCGAACAGTGTTTTTTCAGCAACCATGGGTTTTTATCAAAAATTTGCAGTTCCAAAACTATTAAAAAGGTTTGACTCTAATTTATTTACACAAAAAGGTGTAAATGGTGTTTTAGGAAAAGAATCACTAAATAGAGATCAACTTTTTGAATTTATTTCTAGAAATGTATTTGCATCAAACTCTCCAGAGGCTTTAATATCATTTAAAAAAATGATTGGTGCTGAAGGTAAAAATGCAACGGCTAATGGTAAACTTTTATATGAAGCAACAAAAGCAAATTATCTAGCACAAACATTTTTAAGTGCTTTTAAAACTGCTGATTCTCCACAAGCTAAATCAATTTTTACTGAGTTAGGAAAAGACGTAGCTTTTAAATCACAAAATAAATATTTTACAGAGGCAGCTCAAGAGATAGGTACTGATAGATTACTTGCCGAAAGAGGTTTTTCAATCGAAGATGTCAAATTAGGAAATGGAATATTTGATGTTTCGAAAATAAGATTTAGTCCAAAAGATTTTGCATCATTTGATATTAATAAATTTATGACAGATTTAGGTATTGGTAAAGCTACAGAAGCTAACGGGAGAAAAAAAATGGCAGAGATGTTAGGTAAAGGTAATGTAGAAGAATTTTATAAATTTACAGATTATATGAAAGCTATATCTGACATTGCTATTTCAGACACCTCAACATTTTTACAAAGAAGATTTACATTATCAGGAGGTAGAGGTGTATTATCAGGAGTTGTTATTGGTGGTGGTATGGCAGCTGTAAATCCATTTGCACCAGCCATATTTTTATATTTAGCTAGAAAGGCAGGAAAAATATTAACAGATCCTGTTGGTCTTAGATATTTAAATGATGCTTTAGGTGCGGATGAAATGTTAAAAATGGTTAAAGGTGAAAAAATTTTAGGTCAAAGAGTTGGTAGAAGTTATAATGCAAAGCCATTAACTGCTTTAGGTTTAACTCAAAAAAGAGAAGCTTTTGCAAGACTACTAAATTATTTTGCTGATGAGGACGAAGATACACCAAGAGTAAATCCAAAAACAGTTGATCCAATAAGAATACAAGAAGAATTATTAGGTATGCCTTTTGAAGTTCCGAAACCTAGATTTGATGAAAATACATTACCAAAAGACACTATAGAATCAATGTTCGCACAGGACTTTACTGGTAGCTCAGGTAATGTTGAAACAGATAATCAAATGGTAGATTACATAAAAGCAACAGCAAGAGCTGAAAGGGAGAGTGATGCAGATGATGTTGTTAGAGATGCTGAGGCTGATCAAAATGTTACAGAAAATATTGAATTACAAAATCCAGTTGCACAAGCACCGGTTACTGGACAACAAAACGTGAATCCACAACAATTTGCAACTTTATTTCCTAATGATCCAACAGGTGCAGCTATAGCACAAAGGAGAAGAGGGGGAATGGGAAATGTCTAAAGTAAAACTTGCTGCAAATCTTTTAAAAAAAATAAGATTATATAGAGGAGAAACAGTTGCAAAAAATAAAAAAGGTCCCGGATTTATTCAAGACAAAAAATTAAAAAAATACCGTGGTAGATGGTTTAATCCAGATAAAAATGAAGCTAAATATTTTGCTGCTGTAGGAGATAAAAGTCAAAAAGGACAAAGAATATTAAAAACAGTTACTGTATCTCAAAAAGATTATAATATAGGTAATAAACTTTATAAGAGAGTATTTGGTTTAGCACACTGTAAAGATAATCATTGTTTGTTACCTAAAAAAGAATTGAAAAACGTCAAAGCAAGAAAATTTAAAATGGGTGGTGTCACAGAATATTACAAAGGATTAATATAATGGCCAGAGATAATGCATTACAAAAAATCGAATCACATGAAAAGCTTTGCAGAATAATGCAAAAGCAAACTCAAGATGACATCAAAAGCTTGAGAACAGACATAGCTAGAATAGAAAAAATTATGTTGACTTCAGCGGGCGTATTAATTACTGGTATGGCGGGAGTTATATTAGTATTAATTACAAAAGTCTGGTGAAATTAAATAGAAAATATACTTACAAACATTACAATAGATTTTCAGATACCACAGGTCGTAAATATTTAGTTGATAATATTAAAGTTCCTTCAGTTACAACCATTTTAAGTGCAACTAAAGATAGAAGATTTCTAGATAATTGGAGAAGAAGAGTAGGAGAAAAAGAAGCTGATAGAATTATGAACCAAGCTTCAACTATAGGCACAGAAATGCATCAGGTGCTTGAATATTATCTTACAGGTCAAGGATATTACAATGCTATGGATGAAGGAACAAAACCACGAATGATGGCTAAGACAATACTTGATAATATTAAAATAGATGAGGTTTGGGGTAATGAAATAAGCCTTGAATATAAAAACAAATTTGCAGGAACATGTGATTTATCTGCCGTTGCATACGGAAAACCTAGCATAATCGACTGGAAACAAACAAATAAGCCAAAAAAAGAAGAATGGGTTGAAGATTATAAATTACAGCTAGGTGCCTATTATTTAGCCCATACGGCCAATTACGGGCCCATAGAGCAGGGTATAATAGCAATGTGTAGCCGAGACCTCCAATATCAAGAGTTTAGGCTCTCAGAGGCGGATTTGAGGGAATACGGTGATAAATTTTTAAAGAGATTAGAACAATACCATAAATTAGAGCAACCAGGATCTTAAGTCCTCTTCACCCAGTGTTTTAGCAGCTATTTGCCCCTTATTTATTAAGGATTTCATAATAGCTTCATCTAAAGTATTTCTAGCTAATATATCAATATATACAACAGATCCTGTCTGTCCCATCCTATGAGCTCTATCCTCAGATTGCATTCTAACCTCTAAGTTATAACTATTTGAATAATAAATGACAGTATTACAGGCAGTGAGAGTAAGCC